CAGGGTGTACCCTCTTATGGATAGGGTGGTGATGTTGACCAATAACACCGCAGAACCCACTCAGGACACGGCGGGTTATGGTAACCTTATGGGTGTGATCTTCGGGAAGCACAACTTCCAGATGAGAATCGACAACAATGGTCTTCATTTGTTCCAACAGTTGTTTAAATTCAACAACAACAAAGGACTGTCGTTTGCCTTCATTGATGGCAATGGTAAGTTGTTCGCAAGAAAGTATTCAACAGGCTTCAAGGGTCTGCCCGGGCAGATTATCGTCAATCAGACTATGCCTGCCGTTGATGCTACCGTGATGACACAAAACCTGAGTATCATCCTTGACGAGGAAGACGCTATAATGAACGATGCCAAGTTGTTCGTTTATCCGTTCTCTTCTGATTACGTTTTGGGCGATTACCTGCACGGCATCCACGATGTTGTTCTTTCGGGTACAGCTACTACTGCTAAGATTGATGTAAGGGGTATTCTTCCCGCTAACTTCGTTGACTTCGTAGCTCTTTATGCTACCGAGTTGGCCGCGGTCGGCGCTTGGGTTGTCACTGCTCAGGCTACGGGTGCTGCTATAACACCTTCGGGTGTAACGGTATCTGGAAGCACCGCCTCTATTGCTGCCACTCTGTCTGCCGGTTCTACTTATCTTGTCAGCCTTGCCGCCCCTGCTGATTTGATAGAACTCACCAATCCGATTGGTTCGTTGACAACGGGAGGTTACGAAAGTAACGTCTTGAAAGTTACTGTTCCTGGGTCTTAATGGAAACTCTTAAAGTAGGTAAGTGGGGGAGCTTTTCTCTCACTTACCTTAAACGTGTTACAAAGACGAAGTTTTGGCGGGACTTCGCACACCTTACAGAGGCACAGAGAGAGGAAGTATGGGAGGCACGTAATGAATATAAGCGAATACCTAAGCAAGTTGAAGACGTTCAACCTACTGACGGAGGTTGAGGAGATAATCAATGAGAACGAAAAACAAGTCGTTGAGCTTATAGAGCGACAACTGGCCGAGGGCAGGCGAGGTGATGGAACACTACTGCCTCTTTATAAGGAAACGACAAAGATTATAAAGCGAGAAAAAGGAACAATTCTCTTAGGTGATCGCATATCGTTGATTGACACGGGGGATTTTTGGGAATCTATCTTTGCAACAGCCTACAAGGGTTCTGTTGAGATTGACGCAAAAGACTGGAAGCGGGATGAGTTAATAGCAAGATATGGCGATGAGGTTCTTCTGCTTGCCGATGACTCGTTAGAGGAATTATCAAAATTAGTTTTTACTAAACTAAAGCAACGCTTCAATGAGCATTTTTCTTAAAGACGTATATACGATCACGCTTGCCGACTATATTACGCTGGTTTGCGATAAGAAGTTACACGTACTAAAGAAATGGAGCGTTCCTGTGCCGAGGCGCAAACTTGTAGAGGCTTACGCCCACCTTATAGACCAGTACACGGAGTTGACGACAAACCCCGATGTCAAGGTATCGAAGAACAAGCGGGAGCGGTTGAACAGGTTAATCGAGCGGCATACTATAATTTTTTCCTGTTACACGATTCTAAGATATAAGGAGAGCGAAGTAGCACGGGTGTTGCTTAAAAAGCATCTGTTTATCCCGAAAGACGATAGTAGGAAAAAGGCAATAGCCAAATGCGTATCCGTTCTCAAGGGAATGGAACAGGAGATTAACGAGCTAAAGAAGAAAAAGACAGAGGACAGCATAACCCGGGCTGACTTCGAGCGTTCTATCGTTGTTCTTCGCAAAAACGGGTATGTTGTTGACAGGTCAATGATGCTCTCAGAGTACATACAGGTAGAGAATTTAGCACGAGAAGAATATGAATCAAGGAATAATAGACAACGTAGTAAGTAAAGAGGCTTTTGACCAAGTTCAGAAGTTAGAATCTATGCTTGAAAGTGTAGGTGCGAAGATGTCGTCTATTGGTGTAAGGTTGCCCAGGAGCAAAGAATCCGATCAGCTAATTAGTGCATTAAAGAAAATCGAAGAGCTTGAGAATAAGATTGCCGCCATAACCGATCAACGGATTCAAAAGGAGCTAAATTTAGATAGACAGATAAAAGAAAGAAAGGTCAGTTTGGATGCTCTTACCCGGGCTGAACGTGAACAGATAAAAGCCACGAATGAAGTGGTTGGCTCGTATCAAAATCTTGTATCGTCTTATAACATTGCTAAAAAGGAGATGTTGGATATGGCTGCGTCAGGGGATACTACTTCTGCTAAGTACCAAGAGGCAAAGCTAAGGGTTCAGGAGCTTGATGCACAGATTATAAGCTTAAACGCAAGCACACGTGGAACTGTTCAAGCCAAGCAAAATGAAGTAGGTGCTTATGCTCAATTAGTGCAGGCTTATAACTTAGCCCGCAAGGAGATGCTGGATATGGCTGCCGCTGGTGATCTCACGTCAAAGAAATTCCTTGATGCCAAAGCTAACGCCACGAAATTAGGCACAGACCTGTTTAGGCTTAACGCATTAACGATGCAGGTGGGCTCAGGAATGAATAATGCCTATAATTCCACGTTCCAGATGACACAGGTTATGCGGGAGCTTCCCAACTTTGCAATGGGGGCACGCATAGGCTTTATGTCGCTGTCGAATAACCTACCGATGCTCTATGATGGCCTTGCTCAGTTAGCGAAGCAGATAGATAACGTTACGGGGAAAGAAAAAGGCTGGGGCTATGCCTTTAAGACTATGGGTAAGTCTTTACTTTCTATGAATACGGTTCTTATCCTTGCCACCACGTTACTTGTTCTTTTTGGCGATGACCTTGTTAAGCTTATAGGTAAATTAAGTGCTGCCGAGCAGGCGAATAATGAGTTTATCAAATCCCTGAAAGAGGGCAATGAGGAATATATGGCGGCTGTTGAGAATATCGCTAAGGTTGAATCCGCTTTTGATGGTTATAAGAACGGTGTTCTAACAGCTTCTCAGGCTTTAGAGATATACAATAAAGAATTGGGCGATACTTTCGGCTCACAGGAAGATTTAAACGCTGCTATCGAGGATGTAACGAATAAGAAAGAGGGTTATCTTGATGCTATGCTTTCTATGGCTTTAGCAAATAAACAGGTTGAATTAGCCTCAAAGAATGCCTCTAAGGCTGCTGGTTTACGCGCTCAGGATGAGGTTAAGTGGTATCAACAAATGGGAAATGCTGTTATTCTTTATGGGCAGATAATTCTGGATGTAACAAATCTTAACTGGAAGCAGGCCTGGAAACACGCAAAAGATTTAGTATATATTGACGATACCATATTAAAGAGCCGTGAGAAAAGAGCAAAGAAAGCCGAAACAGAAGCCCGTGAGCAGTTAGAGGAATACGAAAAGACGATGAACGAGTATTATAGAATACTCAAAGAAAATGGGCTTAAGATTGGGGATGAGTACAAGAACAGGGAACGCATAGCCCGTGAGATCATCACACGTGAACAGGCTTATTCGGAGATACGGGGGAGAATAGTTGAAGAACTTACCGAGTTGGAGTTGAAAAAGAGCAGGGAAATGGCCGATGGTCAGGTGAACTCTTATCTTACAAGGATGCGGGCAGCCGAAGAGTTTTATACTAATTCTATTGCTTTAGCTAAAGCAGATTATGAGGTTGCGAAGAGAAATGCCGATGAGAAACTTCGTGTTGATAGGAAACGGATAGATAAAACTTTGTCCGATAACAAAAAACTATACGAACAGGGGAAACTATCTTTAGAGGAATACGAAAAAGCGCAGAGAAACCACGATGAGAATATTGAGATACTCGAAAACAATCACAAAGGGGCTTTAGTAAAGGCACAAGATGAGTATAATAAAACCATCAAAGAATTAGAGATAGAGCGCATATCTGACATACGGAGCATCACCTTAGACGGCTATAAAGATACAATTCGGGATATGGATATCCAATTAGAGGAACAGCAAGCCTTAATGGATGAGAAATACAAAGAACTCGAAAAGAAATACTCCGACACGAATATGCTGGATATCTTCTTTGGTGAGGATAACGCAATAAAAATACTTAGGTTACAACAGGAATATGAACGTGAATCACTGAATCTGCAAAAGGCTTTCGTTGAACACAAGCTGAGTATGTACAAAGAGGGCACACAGGAATATATCGACACACAGGCTGAGTTGAACAGTATTATAATTGAGGAAGAACGCTTATCTGCCGAACAGCGTATCGAGTTAGAAAACGAAGTACAGAACAGAAAGAAAGACTTACAAAAGGGGATAGCGGAAAACACGAAGGATGCCCTAAAGGAGGTTTGGGAATCATATTTCGAGTGGTACGACAAACAATTGGATAAGGAATTGGAGAAACAAGAGAGGGTGAAAGATAAAAGGCTGGAGGTTATACAAAGCCAGTACGATTCATCTTTAATGACGCAAGAGGAATACGAAGCACAAAAGGAAGCTATTGAACTCGAATCAGAAAAGAGGGAACAGGAGATTGAGAAACGAAGAGAGGAAGCCGAGCGTCGGAAGTTCTTTCTTGAGCAGGCAATGGCATTGGCTAAGGTATGGATTAATGCTGCTTTGAAGATATCCTCGCCAGCTAACGTTATGGGTGTTCTTACTCCGCTTTATCTTGCTGAGGCTGTAACGGCAACAGCTCTTATCGCTGCTCAGTCTATACCTTACTTCGAGGAGGGGGGCGAAATGAAAGAAACAGGGTTAGCCGTTGTTGGTGAGAAGCGTAAAGAGGTTGTTTTAACGCCACGTGGCGAGGTTTACATTACGCCCGATACTCCAACGCTCGTACACCTCGAGCGTGGCTCTACGGTCTTCCCTGATGCCTCAAACCTGAACAATGAAGCGATAGCCAAGATGGTGATGGTGAATGCTGGGTTGAACTTTTCCACTAAAACTCTGGAAAAGAAACTCGATAAACTGATAGCAATCGAGGAGGGCAAGACCTTTCAACTACCCAAGGAACGATTAATGGACAAACTTATATTTGCACGCAAACTATGAAATATTTACTTTCTTTTCTTCCTTACTCAATCTTCGGCTTAGCCGTAGGTGTTGTACTTGCTCTTATTCTTTCGATACCTATATGGAAAGCTGTTGTTCTTATCCTTGTAGTGATCGCATCTATGATATTTCTTAATTTTATTGTCTTACGTTATACATTAGCGGCTTATGATGCCAAAAGAAAACAAGTTCACGCTGAGGTATAAAACCCTTTCTTGGGTTGATACTTCTGGGGTTACTCATCAAGGGTATAAGACTGCCGACGTTGAGCCGTATAATTGGCCCGACTTCGAGATAGCTATTACCCGTCAGGACTTAGTTGCCGACCGTGAGATAACCTCTGAACTTGAATTTGCGCATCTTGAAATCATTTCCGACGCACGAAGCGATGGCAAAGACCTTGAGCTGATATTCTCAAAGCGAAATAACGATTGGACATACTCAGAGATTGCCACGTTTACGGCAGATATGACGACTTATCGAGAGGAACGGGAAAGAATACGACTTTCATTTATTGAGAACAGTATAAGAAAGAAATTAGTTGATAATGCGTCTGTGAAATACGATATTGATGTACCTATTCAGGCAACACGCACACCAAACCCCGATGCTTATACGCTTCTTTACACGGGACTATCGAGGGATATTGAGAATGTCTTAGCTCCCGCTTTGGTTTCGTTTGACTCACCGAATACTGTTATCCCGGGGGTTCTTGTTAAACGCACAGCAACCGATCGTTTATTATTTACTGATAAGATGGGAGCACTCTCACTTTATTCCGGAAATTATACAATAAAGTATAAACTTGGAAAGATAGTGATATTAGACCACCTATTAAGGGATGCATCTACTTATAAGATGAGGCTTAATAAATACACAGCAAGAACACTTGTTAGTACGATAAAAGAATGGCGTTATACGAATAAGGCTGATTATCTTGGTGATTATCTCTATACTTTTGAGGACAGCGCAGAATATAGTCAAATTATTAACCTGAATGTTAATGAATCCTTAGTCCTTGAGATGACGAGCGAGATATTAAGTGAGGTGCATTCATACGAGGGAACAAGGCTTTCATTTTCTTACATCACAGAATCCCTGTATTCGGATTATATGATTTACGGGATGACGCAGAAGCAAGCTCTTACGGCTTTATTGGCAAAGATTACGCCCTGCACGCTTGTTTATAATATTCCAGATACTCTGTTTTTAGCCTCGGAATCCTGTTTAGCTCAGTCCTTAGAAGCCAAGCTCTCCCTGACGTTAGACGACATAAAGAAGTCTTTGCGCTGTTCTGGTGCGGCTCTCTCTGTTTCTGGAACTACGGTAACGGTGGATTACGTGGATAATCTTTTCTCCGGCACTTTAGGCGGTACGCTTGTCCCGATTAATAACCCCGTTTTTGAGTACTCGAATGAGCACGTTTACGGATCTGTTCGTGTTGGGTATAAGGTAAATAACGATGCCGAAAAGTCTATATTTTGCGAGAATGTTTTCAAGCTCTCCGATGATGAGAAAGAGCTGGACTTAGTAAGTCCCTTTAAAGCCTCTCCCTACGATATCGAGGAAACTTTGGACAAACTCCGGACATCTTCAACTAAAAAACAGGAATATTCAGAGGATATTTTTATTTTCGATATAAACGCGTTCGACTCATATAACCAAGCGACACTAAATAAAGACTACTATTTAAGAAACAGTATCGGTGGGGAATATAACCTACGCCTAAGCCCAATGAATATTCTGCTCTCCAATGAGCGGTACTTACTTGTTTCCGGTAATCCTGTTTTCGCTTCTTCAGATGGTGAGGACGGGGCGACAATAAAAGGCTTCGTTCGTTACTCGTCTTATACGAATCTTACAGATGCTATAACGAACCTGACGGGTAGAGCGTTAAATATTACCGTTCGCTTTTTGGATGTTTCGATTGGTCAGATAAGATACTATAATTACACAGGTGCAACGATTGAAGATGCCGACTGGTTAGATACGGACAACTGGACAGAGGTAGCGTACTTAAAAGAAAGAGAGGTAACGTTCACCAAAGACCCTCTATTTTACCCGTATTCTATTGTTTTCGATACCTCACAACGCTTAACGACTTTAGACACAACGAAATACTATGCTTTAGTAGATAATTTCAGTAATAAGACATATAATTTTTTCATTAATGATATATCTTTGCAATTAACGAAGGTAGAATCACAAAGCTGGAACGGAATATGCTATACACTTCCCGAATAACAATACCTAAACTCTGCCCGTTGGTTTTTCAAGATCCCACGATGGCAACAGAGGGCACGTTCTACCCGATGTGCTACACTCAGAAATGGGTGCCTAATGATAGCACAAAGGTTCAGGTATGGTTTGCCGATGCCACACCCTCGGAGGTCTTCGCCCTTGAGGTCTTTGATGAGTATGGCACTTGTCGGGGTATATTCCCGTTCTATTGGGCTACGCTCTCAGCAGGGTACGATTATGCTACGGCTCAGTTAAGGTTTTCTGGACTTAGTGGCCTGTACGAGGTACGAATAACAAGCGAAGAATCCCTTTATCCTTTGCTTTCGGAATCTACGCCCGTTGTGGGTGAGTATTACGTTCACGGCCATAACATTTGGAAATATACCGGAGGGGCGTATAATACAACTGACCCCTGGATTCCTACCGGTGGCGTTGAGATAGCAACAGAAAGCCTATTAGATACGTTGGCTGATTCATGGCCAATAGAAGTTGGGAACCACACGGACACTTTCCTTATAGCTTACGGGAATACCCGCAATGACTTTGAAACCGTGTTCGGGGACTTTGACTACGATACATTTACGTTCCGTATTGAGGGGGGATTTATGCCCGATGGCTACCAAGCTGGGGCGGACTTTTCACTATTCACGAACCAGCATCAGGAAGATACTCTAACCTATGCGATGCCCTTTGATACCCACGTATTGACGATTGGCGATTCGCTGGGTGTGCCGTGGTATTTTTTGGAAAAGATAAACCACATATTTTGTTGCGACATTACCCTTGTCGAATGGGTACAATACACCCGTACGGGGGATTTAGAGATTGAATGGACAAGCAAGAAAACAGGTATCGGGTCTATCTCTTTAAAGACTGTTACGAACAGGATGACTCAGAATATCGATGGCGAGATAATCATTACAGACGAAAGCTCTGTTCCTTTGTCTAATGAAGACGATAATATATTAACACTATGATAAAAGAAAACGAATTACCTACACAGACCACGTTACCTTCGAGTTGGTTTCTTCGTATGGTCAGCGACACAGGGGCGTCGAAGCGCATAGCCTCGTCGCTGGTTAAGTGGAGCATTGAAGATGTTATAGACCTTGAAACTTCGCTCTCTGGGAAACAGGACTTATCTACTTTAAAAAGTATGGTTGCTTACCTTGACGCAACAGGTCAGAGCGTTGGTTCTGGTTTCGATATGGGGACAATCGCTGATACTACGGAATTAGATGCTGCTTTTTGCGGGCTTTATACCGCCCCTGTTCCTTTCGCGATAACTAATATCGGCGATGTTTATGGTGTGTTAGCGATAAATCGTAACGTTCTTGGTGACGGGGCTACGGAGGATAACACGGCAGCCTCTCAGCTTCTCTTTACCTCTAATGGGTTGTACCTACGCTCTTACTCCACTTCTTGGGGATTATATCGTTATGTTGGTGGCGGTGTGCAACCACAACCCGTTACCCGGGAGCAGTTGATAGACCTTATGGATGAGCACGAGTTAGTACAGGGAACGAAGTACATAATCACCGACCACCCGAATGATATGGGAATCATTGTTGAGGCGGCCTCGTCTTCTCAGATTTCTCAGTATGCTTTACGTCTGGCCTGTCAGCCGAAATATTATGTAGCTGGGCCGTATATGACGGGTTCTGGTGGAACGGTTGAGGAGTATTGGAATGGTGTTTATGAGCACGGCTCAACACCGACCCAGGGTGAGATATACATATATGCCGGTATGGTATATAAAAACCTTACAGGCGATGACACAACACCCCCGGGTGAATATATCCTCAATTCCACCGACTGGGAATTAAAGACTGTTGAATGGGGCGACTACTATTCACCAAATATCTGCGAAGTAATTTACAAGATAGGGTTAACCACCTCTCCCGGTGTTGAGCCGTGCGGTGTTGTTCAAAGACAGACGGATATTAATAATAATACTTTCGGGCAAGCCTTAACGGGTGATCCAACTTTGGCACAGAGAACGCGGATAGATTATAACGACTGGGGGCATCCGGGAATAAAGAAATGCGAGCTGATAAA